AACGGATTTGCAATGATAAAGTGCCGTGAACGGATTGCAGAACTGGAAGCAATCTTTGATAAAATTGACTATGCAACACAGGTGACTTATGATTAATTTTGTAGGAACAGTTGACGCCCACGAGGCATACAAGATGGCACTCGCCACTGGTAAGATGAACAACGAACTTGCAAACAAGTATGCAAACTACGTTGGCAAGAAACTGAAACAACAGAAAACTGGACGCCTTCAGAATTCCTATGTGGACAGTGGACGCAACAAAGTCTACAAGTCTGAGTGGGCAACTGAAGCAAAGTTCCCAGAATGCAAACAGGCAATGTCTGAGAAAGAGATTACCAAGTTCTTCAAACGTGTTGTGAAGTCTAAGACTTATCAAACACTGTCAGAGAAGGGTTGTTCTAATCCCAATCTAGAGTTTATGAAAACAGTGAACTACAATGCTCGGATTGCTGGACAGGCGACATATGGTATGGTTCGGTTGCAACCGTCATGTGGAATGAACAAGTGGGTTGTCCTACATGAACTTGCACACACTGCTGGACATATGCACCATGACTTGCCATTCCGTCAGGCACTATTGAAACTGATATCACGTTTCTTGGGTGTCGAGGTTGCGAAGGAACTCAAACGTCAGTTCCGTAAGAACAAGGTAAAGATGACTGTTTCCCAGACTATCAAATCGCCTGAGAAATGGTTACAAGATTATAATAAGATGGCCGCACTACGGGCCAAGAGAGGATAATATGACATTATATTTGGATATGGATGGAGTGATTGCAGACTTCTTCAATGGGTTCGCCCAGAAGTTTGGTAAAGACCATTGGAAGTTGATAGAAGATAAGGAAAAGGCAATCAAGGAATTGCAAGGTACTGACTTCTTCAATACTCTAGACACTTTTGAGACTTCTGAAAAGTTGGTAAACTTTGCGAAGGCCACTGGTGATTGGGGTATCTGTTCCTCACCACTAAGGGGTGATAGAGATAACTCTGCATATTGGAAGAGGGTATGGTTGACTAAACACAACTTCCTACCACCAATCGACAAACTTATCTTTACAGGTATGAAAGAGAAATATGCAACTAGTAAGTTGGATGGTTCGCCTCACATACTAGTCGATGATAAACCTACCAATATCAAGAGGTGGATAGACAAGGGTGGTATAGGAATACTGTACCAAGCAAATGAAAACTCACTTCCAGAGTTGTTAGAAAAAATCAAAGAAAGCCTAAAAAAATAGGCTTTCGCTATTGACAAATGCCTGATGTTTTGATAGCATATAAGGGTAATTGAGAGGAGTGATTCGGCATGAAAAAGTTTGTTATTACAGCCACCATGAAAAACGGAGACAAGTGGGAAACCACTCGTGGCACTTTCAACGGTATGAATACTGTTGTCCAAGAGATTCTAAAAGACAAGGATATTGTCAAGTTTGCAGTAGAGGAAAAGTAATGATTGATAAAGAGTTCAAAAAACATATGGAAGATATGTGGACTGCTGAGACAGTCAATGGTTTGAAAGTTGTCAACCGTCACTTGGGGTTTGGTTATTTACCAGACATCAAACTTTGGTTAGAAGATGGTTCGATGGTTTCTGCAAAGGAGTTGTTCGGTGCCTGTGACGCATAGAGATGTTGGTAAAATGGTTGTCCTCAAGGGCAAAACTCGACATGGTAAAAATCGAGTTCAACAACACGGCATGGAATGGTTGATTGAAAAGGTTGCAACCTTTCAAGGACAACCGGCGATGTTCTTACGTTCTAAGGACAAAACAGAGGGCCCTAAAGACAATAAGGGTTTTGACAGTCGTTGGGTATTACTACGAGATGATCCCAACTTTATTTACTTTTGGTAGGAGAGAGACATGATGAATATTCTAGGTGGATTTTTGATTTTTGCTGGACTGATGGCGGTTGCTGGCAGTGCCGGTGATTGTGATGGTAAGTGCATGGAGTATGCAAATACTATGGAAGAAATGGCCATCGCCATCGTAATTGGGTTGACATTGATGGCAACTGGTGGTATAATAATTTATAATGAAAATAAGGAGTAAGAGAGATGAAAGTATTTGAATTTGACACAGGTGCAAATATGCATATGAGTTCTCTACAGGGTTATGTAAAAACAACCTATGACAAACTCGTTGAGGTTTTTGGTGAACCGACATACACTGATGCAGACCCTTATGAGAAGGTAAACTGCGAGTGGGCAGTTACGGCTGACACAGATGAGGGATTTGTAAAGTTCTCTATCTATAATTGGAAAGACGGTAAGATTCCGACTGAGGAATATGACTGGCATATCGGTGGATATGGTTTTGATGCAGTCGATGCCGCAACGGAGATAATCAATGCTTGAGGTTATTGGTGCATTGATTATCGCCAACCTTATTTTGAGTGTAGTGGTATGACAGAGTTACAACTTTTAGAACGGCGTATTGATGCAGTACTCGCTGTTCTTGAACAACCTAATCTATCTCAATGGGGAATAGATTATTGGAGTAGAGTATTGCGACAACTGACTAGGAAACTTCCAAAGGAGAAATTGAATTGAGTAATCAACGGCCAGGAAAATTCAAGGCTGCAACCCTACGAGATGGTGGGGGTATGCAACAGGTAAACTTTTTCAAGTATGCAAAAGAGGTGCTTGAAAGTGAGGGGCATGAGGATGCCGCTTTCTACTTTGAACAAATGGAAACATGGTTGCGTGAAGGTAAATCCCTGCCGCAAGATTCACGCTCGATTGCACACGCACTAGGAGTATAAAATGGCAAATCATGTAAATTATGGTGTTCGTTTTGAACAGATGAATGATGCTGCGAAAGCAAAATGGAAAGAACTGACTTCACGACTTGTAGAAGAACAGTACGAATACTGGATGGGTGACTTATGGGTGTACGAAGGCGGGCCTGTGAATTCAGAAGATGTACGAGAGTATTCTTGGACAACAGAACACGTTGGGCCCAAGTGGTGTTACATTCAAGACTTTGATGAGGAATCCTTTCATGGGTATTCTGCATGGAGTGAACCAACACCAGCCCTAGAATGGATTCTATCACAACTCGCTCCACTCGACCCACAGATGATTACTACAATCACCTATGAGGATGAGATGCCTAATTTTGCAGGCGTATATGTATATGAGGGGGATGAGTGTATTGATGGATACGAAGATGAATCAGACGAAATCATGGATCGTATCTTTGAGACACACCCAGACCTAAAAGAAAAATGGGATGAGGAAATCGAAGATTGGAAGGATGAGGACGCACAAGACGAATGGAATGAAATCTTGTGGGAAGAAATCTCTGGACATCAGATGGCTCTCATTACAGATACAGTGGAGATGATAAAAAATGACCAGCAGGAAAATCAAGGAAGTTAGTAAACAGTATTTTGAGGAAGTTGACAGTGAAGGTGTTCGTAGAATTCGTGTTGAAACAACGATAACAATATGGTTCTCTGACAGTGAAACTGGTACTCGACACAACCCAACTGTTTCATCAATTGTTGAATACTTATGATAATGAAACCTGTAGACTACAGGGTGGCGACACTGTTTGTACAGGAACGCCACTATAGTCCTGTCATGCCTAAACTAACCAAACACTATCTTGGTGCATATCACGATGATGAATTGGTTGGTATTCTGACTTTGGGTTGGGGAACTAATCCAATGGGAACAATCAAAAAGATGTTCCCCACACTCACCACAGCAGACTACTATGAGATTGGTAAGATGTGTATGGATGAGGCGATGCCACGCAACTCTGAAACACAGATGATGTCGGCAACAATCAAGTGGATGAAACAGAACACACCGAATGTGTCCTATCTTTATACATGGGCAGACGGTATTGTAGGCAAGCCAGGATATGTCTATCAGGCAGGGAACTTCCTCTATGGTGGATTCATATGGAGTGACGTATACGTTACAGATGCCGGCGAGAAAGTACACTTTCGTACAATTCAACGTAAGATGAAGAAAGAGATGAATCGTACAGACACCAAATACGGGCCTCGTCCATCAGACACCAAAATGGGTGAGTTGGGGTTCAGTCGTGTATGGGGCAAACAGTTTCGGTACATCTATCCTATGAACAAGAAGTCTAGAAAGTTCTTGAAACAATCCACAATGGATTGGACATTACCATATCCAAAGGACGGTGACTTGGAATGGAAAATCAAGAGGCCTGGAGAGACTTCATATACCCTTACAAGTGAGATACCCTACTACAACGGCGCTAGCGTTGACCATAATAGTAGTAATGTGAACAAAGTGGCAGACAAGTTCGGTACTGCAACTTTAGAATCATTCTTCTAAATACTATTGACAAATCAACAACATAGTGGTATATTATTAGAATGATGACAGAACACGACAAAGACGACTTGCGAATAATAGGTATCTGCCTAGCGTTCGCATTTTTTATGGGCCTAACAGCAGGTGACGGTTCATTTACATTTACTATGTTTGTTGCTTTGGGAGCATATTTTCTAACAGTTTTGATTCGATACAAAAAAGGATACTACTATGTCAGACATAAAAAGAATACAGTGGTTGAAAGAGAGACACAAGGATTTACATCAAAGGATTGAGGTGTGTATCGCCGAGAAGGTGTCAGATGACATCCTCAGTAAACTGAAAAAAGAGAAACTTAAACTAAAGGACGAAATAAGAAGATTAGAATGGAATGCAGACGAATATCAAGGTGGTGTGGAAATGTTTGGCGTATATGGGCAAAAACCATTGGGTCAAAAATAGGTGATGACAAAGAATCAGACATTGCTGCAGTACTAAGAACAATATGGGTAATCACACATTTGCTTGCCTGTTTCTTTATCATTGCACATAACGGAGTCAAACTAGGATGGTTTGGAACGTAATAACAAAAGACTTGAGGATTGATAGTATGGGTACATTTGATACTTCACTGAAGAAGATGCACAGATTTGATAGACTGACAAATGAAATCAATGAATGGCAATCTCTTCTAGGTAAACTGGACGGTTCGTTAGAGAACGCAGATTGGAATCATGCAACGCATCGTGAGACAGGTGTGGTATATGACATGAGGGTTATCAAAAGAAAGATTGCAGAGATTGAAGAGGAATTGAAAGATGTCGAAGATTACCTTGACGGTTAGTATCAACGAGTTCAGTACAGAACAACTGATTACAGAACTCTGGAATCGTGTATACGATAATCTGCATGACGAAGAACCACAGGCTGACAGTGCGCTGGAGAAACTTCCACATTATGAGAAGGACAGTCTGAGACAGGCGCTGGAAGAGACAATGGAGTATCCTATACACAAACCATCACCAGTATACGAGAAGGGTTATCCATCATACGAGGCAGTCAACGATGTCAAATAAGTCTATTATCTTCATTAC